GAGGGGGAGACTATGAAGATGAAGGATTATTCTAGCTCTATCGCCCTGTGGTTTGGTGGGCTAACAACAACCATTGGCGCTTTATCTCTTAATGACTGGGCAATGATTGCCGGCATCATCTGCACCCTTGGCACTTTTGGGGTGAATTGGCACTACAAGCGTAAAGAGTTCCAATTACGGGAGAAGGCTAATGTCTCCAGCTCTTAGTAATAAGATAATCGGCGTATCGGGCGGTGGGTAATGGCCTCAATCAAAACCAAGCTAAGCGCAGCAGTCCTCGGTCTGGTTATAGCTGGCGCTCCGGCATCGGTCATTTTCAGTCAATTTCTTGATGAGAAAGAAGGTAACCGGCTAATTGCTTACCCTGACGGTAAAGGGATTTGGACTATTTGCCGTGGCGCAACTCAAGTTGATGGTAAGCCAGTAGTGAAAGGTATGAAGCTAACAGCGGAAAAGTGCGCTGCGGTGAATAAGTTGGAAGCTGACAAGGCGATAAGCTGGGTAAAGAAAAATGTTCGGGTACCACTGACTGAACCACAGATTGCCGGTATCGCTTCGTTTTGCCCCTATAACATTGGCCCGAGCAAATGCTTTACCTCAACTTTCTATAAAAAACTCAACGCCGGTGACCGTAAAGGCGCATGTGCTGAAATTAAGCGCTGGGTTCATGACGGTGGCAAAGATTGCAACATCCGCTCAAATAATTGTTACGGGCAGATAGAGCGCCGCGCACAGGAAAGCGAGCTGACCTGTTGGGGGCTGAATGAATAGACTTTCTCTTGCTGGATTATTTGTTTTATTTGGATTCATTCTTGCCCTGTGCGGCAAGGAAGGCTGGGGGTGGTGTTTCTTTTTAGCACTAATGGTGTCATGAATCGCATAACCGGCGCGTTCATTGCTGTGCTGGTAATCGCTGCTATTTGCGTGGCCGGTGGTTACCGGTGGGGCAGTGATAGCAAAGATTCGGAATGGTCGCTTGAATGGGCTAAGCGTGATAAGTCAGACCTAGAGGCAGAGAAAGCCGCTAAAAAGAGCACTGAAGAGAAAGAGGCTCAACTTCAAGCCGCACAATCAGCCGGATTAAAAGCATATCAACAAGGGGTAGCAGATGCTGAGAACAAAGCAAAAGGCACTATTGCTGCTTACCGTGCTGGCCATATCAGGTTGCAAAAGCGCTTCGAGTGTCTCTCCGCTTCAGTTGGGGATATGTCCGTTACTCCCGCCAGTGGACAGCTCATTGATGCAGCCAGAGACTGCGGATTTTCAGACGCAGATGTCGGGTTTCTTATTTCAATCGCTGAACGAGCCGACAAGTTAGTTGAGAAGGTAACCGCGCTACAAAAGGTGGTCACTGACGACCGACGTATAATTAATTCTGTGCGGTTGGAGTAATAAAGATGAATGAACTGGTCAGTGCTTTATTGGGGCTGTTAGCTCTCATTGGCATGCTTCCCATCATTGCTGCTGTTCTGATCTGTTCTGGTGGTAGTGGTACAAATCACAATCCTCCGCCGCCAGTAAACTATAAACGGCCTAAAGCGCCACCGCCCCCACCACCACTTCGTGCCATCGATAATACATAACCTAAGCCACTGGCCTTATAAGCCGGTGGCTTTTCTATTTGGAATTAACGATGAAAGAGCCAAGGGTATACGGTAGCCGATGGGCTAAGGCTCGGGCCGCTTTCCTACGTGATAATCCCCTGTGTGTGATGTGCCAGCAACAGGGCCGGATAGAAGCGGCAACAGTAGTTGACCATATCGAACCACACAAGCTGAAAGAAGCCTTGATGTCCGGTAACGTCATACAGATAGCTAGGGCTCAGAAGTTATTCTGGGATAGAAAGAACTGGCAATCATTGTGCACTCCACATCATAGCTCAACAAAGCAACGGCAAGAGAAGAGCGGCCATGTAACGGGGTGTACTGATGATGGCATGCCGATTGACCCAAACTCACACTGGAACAAATGATAATGAATCCCATTAGCTCAAATGAGAATTACTCTCACATGGGAGTGTGGGGTGAAAGTTCAGGGCTTTGATCTCCAAAGACCTATCATCGTCATTTCTGTGCACAACCGCGAATTGAAAACTTTTTTTTGGGAGGTTTTCCATGGCTGGACGCCGACCAAAACCGACCCACTTGAAGGTGGTCACCGGCAATCCGGGCAAGCGCCCACTGAACAAAAAAGAACCTCAGCCAGCCCGAGAAATTCCAAGCCCTCCCGCTCATTTAACTGACTGGGGCAAGGCAGCTTGGGGGCGGCTAACTTTACTACTGGATCAGATGGGCGTGTTGACCGTTGCCGATACTATGGCGCTGGAACGCCTTTGTGATTTGTATGCGGAAATTCTACGGTTGCGCCAACAGGTTCTTGATGAGGGCAACACCTACACGACCAAAACCCAAATGGGTGATTTCCTTATCAAAGGGCATCCCGCCGTTGGACAACTTGCCGATGCAGATCGCCGCTTCAAAGGTTACTTAATTGAATTCGGCCTTACCCCAGCCGCAAGATCAAAGGTGAATGTGAATGGCGGAGAAAAAGAAGAAGACCCGCTCGCCCAGTTCTTCGGTTGACCCTGCAACTCAATATGCGATGGATGTAACGGCGGGAATAATTCTTGCTGGCCCCGATATTCGTCACGCTTGCGCCCGACATTTGCGTGATCTGGAGTTGGGTCCCGCAAGAGGTTTGGTGTGGGATGTGGAGTCAGCGAGTAGAGCGATAGACTTTTTTGCAAGAGTCTTGAAATTGAATGGCGGTGAGCATGAGGGGAAACCCTTCATTTTGCTGTCGTGGCAATGCTTTGTGGTGGGTTCGATATTTGGCTGGAAATCCAGTGATGGCACCCGCCGCTTTCGCATGGTGTATGTCGAGTCTGGCAAGGGTTCGGGTAAATCACCTTTAGCGGGTGGTGTTGGTTTGTACTGCATGGTTGCTGATAAAGAGCCTCGCGCAGAGGTCTATGCAGCAGCGACCAAAAAAGACCAGGCCATGATCCTGTTTCGTGATGCCGTGGCGATGGTTAAGCAGTCACCAGCGTTATCTCAACGAATAGAGCCGTCAGGTGGGGCAGGGAAAGAGTGGAATCTCGCTTTTTTGCAAAACGGCTCATTCTTCCGGCCTATTAGTTCTGATGATGGGCAATCAGGTCCACGTCCCCACTGTGCGCTAATTGACGAAGTGCACGAACACAAGAACAACACCGTCGTTGAAATGATGCGCGCGGGTACGAAAGGGCGGCGTCAGGCTCTGATATTCCTGATCACCAATAGTGGCCATGATAAGACTAGCGTTTGCTATGACTATCACGAATATGGCAGAAAAGTGGCTAACGGTGATTTGGAGGATGACAGTTTCTTTAGCTTCATTTGTTCACTGGATGAGGGTGACGACCCGTTTAAAGACGAGTCTTGCTGGGGGAAAGCCAATCCCTCGTTGGGCCAGACCTTTGAACTCAAATACCTTCGTGAGCAAGTGACTTCTGCGCGAGGCATCCCGTCGAAAGAAAGTATCGTGCGCCGCCTTAACTTCTGTGAATGGGTGGAGTCTGCCACGCCGTGGATCAGTGGCGATACGTGGATGGATTGCGAAGAAGAGTTCGATATTGAGGAACTCGCCGGCGAGGTGTGTTACGGCGGTCTTGATTTGTCGGGATCTCGCGACTTAACCTCGCTAGCGCTCTATTTCCCCAAGCGTAACCGCTTGTTTGTTGAATTCTGGACACCTAAAGACAGTCTGCTCGAACGCGCCAAAACCGATCGGGTGCCTTACGACAAATGGTTAAAGGCTGGCTTTATCCACGCGCCACCCGGCATGGCTGTGAACTATGGTTTTGTGGCCCACCGAATCGGTGAGCTGACAGCCTTGTTTGACATCATATGCATCGCATTTGACCAATACCGCATCAAGTACCTTGAGCCTGAACTGGAAAGCAATTCGGTCAGTGTCGTTTTGGTACCTCATGGGCAGGGTTATTACAAAGCACAGGAATCCGGCTTATGGATGCCACGCTCTATCGAACTGTTTGAGGAAAAACTCAATAACAAAGAGTTGGTTATCAAGCGTAATCCTTGTCTGCGCTGGAATGCAGCATCAGCAGTACTCGAGGCCGATCAGAAAGATAACCGCATTTTTGCTAAGAAGAAAAGCACCGGCCGCATTGATGGGGTGGTTGCTTCTGCGATGGCCATCGGCGCTGCTGAGGATGTCGATATTGAGGAAGAGGGCGATCTGGATGGTTTCTTTGATAATCCAATAATAGTAGGTATCTAATGGCACAAAATAAACATCCGGGGCGCGTCAAAAGCGCGCTCCTTAACTGGCTTGGTGTGCCAATTAGCCTTACCACTGGCACCTTTTTTCAAGAATGGTTTGGCACCAGTAGCAGCGGCAAGGTGGTTACGGCTGATAAGGTGATCCAGTTAGCCGCTGCCTGGGCATGTGTCCGGCTTGTCAGTGAGTCCGTCTCGACTCTCCCCCTGAAATTGTATAAGCGAATGCCGGACGGCTCCCGAGGTACTGCAACCGATCATCCACTGTATCCGGTGTTATGCCGTAGCCCCAATTCAGAAATGACTCCCTCGCGCTTTATGTTGATGCTGGTGGCCAGTATCTGTTTGCGGGGCAATGCGTTCATAGAAAAGAGAGTGATCGGTAATCGCGTTATCTCTCTTATTCCTCTACTGCCGCAGAATATGGTAGTTAAACGTCTGGATAATGGGCAGCTCGAATACACCTATACCGAGAACGGCAAGAAGCGGGTTATCCCGGTCAAAACAATGATGCACATCCGGGGGTTTGGTCTGGATGGTATATGTGGATTAATGCCAATGAGTACAGGCCGTGATGTATTCGGTGCAGCCATGGCGGTCGAAGAGTCTGCGGCAAAGATTTTTGAAAACGGTATGCAAAACTCGGGTTTTCTTTCCAGTAAAGCAGCACTGAAGGGTAATCAGCGAGAAGATTTACGTAAGAGTCTTTCTGCGTTCACCGGCTCCAAAAATGCCGGTAAAGTCATGGTGCTGGAAGCGGATTTAACCTACCAAAGCGTGACAATGAATCCTGAAGCTGCTCAGATGTTGGAGAGCCGTTCGTTCAGCATCGAAGAGATCTGTCGCTGGTTTAGGGTGCCGCCATTTATGGTGGGCCATATGACCAAGCAAAGCAGTTGGGCTTCGAGTGTTGAGGGGATGAATCTGCTTTTCCTGAGCAATACGCTGCGCCCACTGCTGGTTAATATTGAACAGGAAATTGTCCGTTGCCTGCTGGCCGGTGATGAGGATTACTTTGCTGAATTCTCTGTTGAAGGTTTGTTGCGCGCCGACAGCGCAGGCCGTTCTGCCTACTACACCACGGCGTTACAAAATGGCTGGATGAACCGCAACGATGTTCGCCGCCTTGAAAATCTGCCCCCGATACCGGGCGGCGATATTTACACCGTACAGCTCAACCTTGTTGCACTCGAAGATCTGAAATCACATAACGCTGTTGTTAAAGCGAAAGCCATCACTGAGCTTCACGGGTATTTGTTCCCTGACATCCCACTTGAACAGTCACCGCTAAAAGAAGCCGCTTAGGAGTAAACCCAATGACAATTAAAAACCTTCCGGCTGCGCCGGTGGGCCGCCCGTGCGCGGGTGTTTCCTGTGAGGTTTCGCCAAGTGCGGTAGAGCGCTGGAACGGTGGGTTAAAAGCCGCTGCCACGGGCGAGAACAGCATTTCAATTTTTGACGTGATCGGGCAGGACTACTGGGGCGAGGGTGTCAGCACAAAACGCATTGCCGCCGCGTTGCGGTCGATGGGCGGCGAGGATGTGACGGTTAACATCAATTCGCCTGGTGGTGACATGTTCGAGGGGCTGGCTATCTATAACTTGCTGCGCGAGTACAGCGGCAATGTCACGGTGAAAGTGTTGGGGATTGCAGCCTCAGCAGCCTCCATTATTGCCATGGCGGGTGATGAAATTCAGGTCGGGCGCGGGGCGTTTCTGATGATCCACAACTGTTGGATTGTCATGATGGGCAACCGCCACGATCTGGCAAAAGCGGCTATTGATATTGAACCCTTTGATCGTGCCATGGGTGATATCTATTCAGCCCGTACCGGCCTCTCAGCGGCAGATATTGCGGCCATGATGGACAATGAAACTTATATCTCGGGCAGTGATGCCGTCGAAAAAGGGTTCGCCGATAGTCTGTTATCCGCTGATGAAATCACCAGTGACGAACAAAGCCCATCAGCGGCAATTCGTAAACTCGATGTACTGCTGGCGAAAGCCAATACCCCGCGCTCTGAGCGAAGAAAACTACTTAAAGCTTTAACCGACAGCATGCCGGGCGCTGCTGTTACTCCCTCCGGTACGCCAAGCGCTACCACCGAAATCAATACTGAAACTTTAGCTAGCTTCGAGTCTGCATTAAGCGGGCTTAAAGCGGCGTGCCAATAATCTGGAGAATATATGTCCGATGTAAATGATGTACTGAAAAAGGTATCCGCAGCGCTGGAGGAGGCCACTGGTAAGTTTAATGCCAAGGCGGAAGAAGCGCTGACAGAGGCTAAAAACGCAGGTCAGCTCTCAGCTTCGACTAAAGAGGCTGTAGACAAAATGGCGCTGGAGTTTAATGCGCTGACTGCGGCAGAAAAAACCCTCAAAGTGGCACTGGGTGAATTAGAGCAACATGTTGCTCAAATGCCATTGAATAATGCCGTGCAGACTGTTGAGACGATTGGTCAGCAAGTTGTGTCGGCCGAAGCATTAAAAGGTTTTGTTTCAGGGTTAGCCGCCAGTCAGCGGATCAGTATTCCGGTGAAAGCAGCCCTGTTGTCTGTCGATGTGCCGGGGCAAATTGTGGCACCGCATCGCTTACCGGGCATTGATGTCGCACCTAAACAGCGCCTGTTTATTCGTGATTTGCTGGCACCCGGTCGCACTCAATCAAGTACCATTTATTGGGTTCAGCAGACCGGATTTACCAATAATGCGCGAGTCGTCGCTGAAGGTACACAAAAGCCTTACAGCGATATTCAATTCGGAGAAAAAATCACGCCAGTTCGTACCATTGCCCACCTGTTCAAAGCCGCTAAGCAAATTATGGACGATTTCGCACAGTTACAATCAACAATTGATACTGAAATGCGTTTTGGCCTGAAATATGCCGAAGAGCAAGAAATCCTGTTTGGTGACGGCACGGGTGTGCATCTTGAAGGGATTATGCCGCAAGCGTCAGTATTTGATCCGTCATTTGAAGTCGCCCAGCAAAACGGCATTGATGATTTGCGTCTGGCTATGCTGCAGTCTCAGTTGGCGCGTTTCTCTGCCTCCGGTCATGTATTGCACTTTATTGACTGGGCCAAGATCGAACTGACCAAGGATACGTTGGGCCGCTACATCCTGGGTAATCCGTCTGCATTGACTACACCGACCTTATGGGGCTTGCCTGTTGTTGCTACAGAAGCTGCGGCATTCAAAGGTAAATTCCTGACCGGTGCCTTTAACGCAGGCGCTCAGATTTTTGACCGCGAGGATGCCAACGTGGTGATCAGTACCGAAAACTCTGACGACTTTGAGAAAAACATGATCACCATTCGTTGCGAAGAACGTCTCGCACTGGCGGTGTATCGCCCTGAAGCCTTTGTTACCGGAGCGTTTACGGTTCCTGCACCTGTCGGCGGTTAACCAATTCACCTCAATGAGCGGCCTGTGGGCCGCTTTATCAGAGATAACATTATGAAACTGATAGCACTAAAGCAGATTTATTTCGGCTATAGCGTTCTTGATAATGGTCAGGAATTTGAAACGGGTGAGCAGCATGGACGGGAACTTCTGAAAAAAGGCTATGCAAAGCGGCTGGAGGAATTACAACCTGCGGAGCCAACGGAGCCAACGGAGCCAACGGAGCCAACGCCAGAAGCTAACGCTGGTGGTAAGAAAACTAAAGCTAAATAAGGCGAACCCATGCTGGAACTGGATCAGGTGAAGCATCACTGCAACATCGAACCGGAGTTCACGGAGGATGATGCCTGGTTAGAAGCCAGAATTAAGGCCGGTGAGCGCTTCGTCGAAAACTATACCCGCCGCAAGTTGTATGCAGAAGCCAGTGATGAGGGTTATTCAGAAGAGAATGGCCTGATTTATGGTGAGGATATTGATACAGCCATTTTGCTGCTGATCGGGCACTGGTACACCAACCGTGAGGCCACAGTGATTGGCGTTACGTCAAAACAGCTTGAGTTTACCGTCGATTCGCTGTTGCAACCTTACAGGATTTACGGCGTATGAAAGCAGGCAAACTTCGATACCGTGTGACCATTCAACAACGTGCTTCCGGTGTTCTCCCCTCCGGTCAGCCGGTGACTGATTGGAAAAAATTATTGTCTGTCAGAGCGGATATTACTGATATATCCGGACGAGAGATTATCTCATCCGGCGCTGAACTGGGGGAAACCACGGTCAGGATCTGGATGCGCCGTTATCCCGAATTTCCTGTGACGTCTGCTAATCGAATTTTGCATGAGCCTCCGACCGGTACCGGCGAAATATATGACATTGTGTCAGTGATTGGCGCTGAAAATAACACTCGACTGGAATTACTCTGTAAAAGAGGGGTAAAAACGTGATTGATACCCATCTCGACTTCTCCGGCATGCTGGATCTGGATAGGGAGCTGGAGTTACTCAGTAAGGCCGAGAGCCGCACAGTATTACGGCAAGCCGTTCGTGCTGGCGCTGCGGTTATTCAGGCCGAGGCCCAAAGCCGCGCACCAGAGCGTACCGGAAAACTCAAGCGAAACATCATTATTGCCAATGGTAAAGGGGATGCGACGCAAGCCAGCGCCGGTATCCGCGTCAGGGGAACGAATCCATCCGGTACCAATAGCGACAACACCAAGAAGGCGATCCGCAGTAACAACTCGTTTTATTGGCGCTTTGTTGAGCTGGGTACATCACAAATGGCAGCTGTTCCTTTTATGCGTCCGGCTTTTGATGCCAAAGCTGACGAGGCGGCACAGGTTACGATTGACCGGGCAATCAAGGCCATCGATGAGGTATTAGCAAAATGATCGAGGCTGATGTTTATCCCCTAATCAAACACTTGGCAGGTGGGCAGGTATACCCTTATATCGCCCCTCAGAAACCGGATGGCAGTGGCCCAGCAATATCGCCACCGTGGGTGGTGTTTTCGCTCCCCTCTGATGTGACTGACGATGTGATTGATGGGCAGGCTGCCACCGCATCGATGCTTCAGATTGATGTCTATGCCCAAACTATTGATGAGGCGCGCGCTATTCGTCAGGAGGTGAGAACACTTATTAAGCCACTATCACCGGTTCAAATGAATGAAATCACCAACTTTGAATCAGATACCTCCCTTTTCCGCGCCCTGCTTGAAGTTCAGGTGTGGGAATAACCCCGAAAGAAAATCACCAGCCGCCTACGGGCGGTTTTTTTATGTCTGGAGAAAAATATGACCAGTAAGTATGAAAAAACGCAGGGTACGAAAATTTTCGTTTCAGCCGCCGCCACCACTGAGGCAAATCCGTCTGCCGGGGTTGTCTGGTTGCAAGCCAACTGTGCCACCCGTGAGATCAGTTATACGGCAGGGCAGAAAGCGGATATCGATGTCACTACTTTATGTTCTTCTGAACAGGAAATGACAAACGGACTTCCATCACCGGGTGAAATGACGCTTTCTCGCAACTGGAGTGCAGATGAAACGGCGCAATATTCACTCAGTGCTGCCTATGATACTGATGAACTGCGTTCTATCCGGGTAATTTTCCCTTCGGGTAATGGTTACGCTTATCTTGCTGAGGTGCGCCAGAACAGTTGGAGCGCGGGGACTTCCGGTGTTGTCTCTGCATCCTTTACTTTGCGTATCAAAGGTAAACCAGTGCAGATCTCTGCGGTCGCAGTGCCAGTGACCGGCGTCACCCTGAATAAAACAACCGTATCTGTTGCTGTGGGCAATACCGGCAATCTTATTCCGACTATTACCCCGCAGAATGCCACGGATAAAACCGGCGTATTCTCATCCTCTGAACCTGAAACCGCCACGATTGACCCAGGGACCGGGGAATATGAAGGTGTAGCGGCGGGTACCACTGACCTCACCTTTACCACCAATGACGGCGCTAAAACCGCAGTCTGTGTGTTGACCGTTACAGCATAGGTAGATGACTCATGGCAAAGAAAGACTTAAGGGCGCTGGCAACAGCCCCTTTAGCTGGATTCCGGCATGAAACAGTCACCGTTCCTGAGTGGGACGGTGCCGTTGTTATCCTGCGTGAGCCGTCAGCGCCTGCGTGGATGCGTTCTATTTCCTACATCAAGAACAATGAAGGGGATGAGCAAGGGGGCGAGCAAACAGAGCCTGATATCGAAGCCAGGATTATCAGTAACGCGATGGCTGATGTGTTGCTGTTCGTCGATGTATTGCTTGATGAAAAAGGTGTGCGGGTATTCAACGACGATGATGTTAATACTGTTGTCGGTAGTTATGGCCCCGTTCATTCTCGCTTGTTGCGTCAGGCAATGGCCCTCAGCAAGAATGATATAGAGGCTGCTGAAAAAAAGTAAAGTCGCCGGGAGTGGCCTTTCTGATGGCTTTATCGCTACGGTTAGGCCGAACTCTCCACGAACTGCGAACCACCATGACGGCCAGTGAGTTGGCAATGTGGATCGAGTATGACGCTATTAGTCCTATTAGTGACCGGCGGGGAGATTTTCACGCAGCCCAGATATCCAGCGCCATTCATCAGGCGCACGGTAATAAAGTCAGTATGGAAGAAATGTTATTGCAGTGGAAGGAGACCGAGCCAGAAGAGGATACTCAGGGACTGGAGATGTTCTTTGAGTCACTTATGGGGTAATTATTTCTGTGTTTAATGGGGGGCTTACAACCTATCTAAAAATATTTTTGCTCCTAATGCTATTATTGGAGCGACTGTTAATTATGGGGATAGGGAAATGAAGCGTTTAGCAATCATTAGCATAGTGATGTGCTTATTTATCGCTGGGTGTGATCAAAAGCCAGAAGCGCCTTTTGGATTCAAGTGGGGGCAAAGTCTTTCTGAGGTAGAGAAACTGGAACTGTCCAAGTTTAAGGTTGATGGCGAACCGACTTTTATGCAATTTGCCTCAGTAGATAACGCTCCGCAAGAAGTATATGACGCCCAATGGTTTCAACTTGCTTTTATGCCAGCAAGCGGGTTAATGGGTATTACCATGTTTAGTAACGGTGTTGATGAGAATAGCTACTACTTCAACACAGGCAGAACGCTGTACAACAAATTATCTTTAATGCTTGAAGATAAATACGGAAAACCAAAAGAAATTAGTGAGAAAGTTAATAAAGATGGAAACGATTTTTATTTTTGCTTGCAAGATAAAACTTGTGGCACATGGCAACGGGAATATTCAAAAGACGGGGTGAACGTTACATTGAGTGTTCGCTCTAGCCCTGGTCAACTATTGGCATCTCAGCCTAAAGCAAATATTCAAGTTTCTTATGAGTATTATCCAGATGATGTAATGAAAAAAGATAAAGAATTTTTTGAATCCATAAAAAATAAAGAGAAAAAAGATTCTATTAAAAATAATTATTAGCTTTTATTCATATTATGATACCTCGCTCCGGCGGGGTTTTTTTATGTCCGGAGAAAATAGATGGCTACTTTACGTGAGTTAATTATCAAAATTTCGGCTAACTCAACCTCATATCAGAGTGAAATGGCCCGAGCCTCCCGCATGGGATCTGAGTATTACAAAACCATGGAAGGTGGTTCACGTAAAGCGGAAGCAGCCACTCGCCAGAGCAAGCGCGCATTAGCTGAATTAAATAATGAATTGGTGACGGTTAAAGAGTCGGCCGGCGGCATGGTCAGTATGTTTGCTGGTGCGTTTGCTGTTGGTAGCTTGATCAGTACCGCTGACCAATACGGACAAATATCATCACGCATTAAAATGGCAACGGAATCACAAGCGGAATATAACCAAGTTCAGCGGCGCTTAATGGAGATCAGTGACCGCACCTATAAAAGCATTGAAGAACAATCTGAATTATATATTCGCAGTGCTAATTCAATGAAAGAACTTGGATATTCAACAGAGGGAACCATTGATTTTATTGATTCCATTTCCAGTGCCTTAACCATTAACGCTGCCAGCGCAGATAAGGGTGAAAGCGCGATTAATGCCCTCTCTAAATCTATGGTTAACGGTAAGGTTGCAGGCGATCAGTGGCATACCGTGATGGAAGTGATGCCTACCGTTATTGGTGATATTGCCCGTTATTTAGGTACCACCGAGAATGAAGTTAAAAAGTTAGGTGCCAGCGGTAAGTTATCGATGGATATCTTTGCAAAAGCGACCATTGCCGCCAAAGATCGCAATGCTGAATTAGCGGAAGCCATGCCGACCACGGTCGGAGATGCGCTTACTAAACTTTCCAATCACTGGAAAGCCTATATTGGCGATGCTAATGCTTCGATGGGAGTCACAGCAGCCTTATCCGGCACTATTTCGTTGGCGGCTGACAATATTGATGTACTGGCTATGGCGGGTGCTGGACTGGTTGGTTTGGGTATGGCGCGCTATTTTGGTGGTGTAGCTAGCAGTCTTACGAGCGCGACCGGAACATTAATTACGGCCACACGTTCACAATTGGCACTGGCTGCGGCACAGATTGAGGGGGTTCAGGCCTCACTACTCCAAATCCGGACTGAGAGAGAATCTGCAGTTGCCGTACAACGTTCTCTGGTTGCTCAGTTAGAGTTGGCGCAAACCGAAAAAGCTCGAGCAACCATTCGTGCACAACTAGCCGTTAACTCTGCTGTGGTTGCCGCCGCATCCCGCGCAGAAGCAACAGCAACCGATGCACTCACTGAGGCACAAAAGCGGTTAAATGTTGCTTCTGGATTAGTCGGCAAAACTCTTGGGCTTATTGGTGGCCCAGTAGGGTTTGCCATGTTAGCTGCGGGGGCACTGTTTTATTTCTACGAGAAATCTGAACAAGCTAAAAAGTCAGCAACGGAATTAGCGGGTGGGGTAAACGAGCTTGTTGGCAGTATGCGGCAGATGGGGAATATTCAGTTAGCGGCAGAAATTGCTCGTTTACGTAATGCTGTGCCTGATCTAACGAAGGTCGTCAATGAAACACAACATGCTTTTGATTTAGCTTCACGCAAAGCTAACGAACAGAGAACGTTGCTAAATGCCTATGGGGGCGATGCAAAAAAAGCGGCTGAATATACTCTGAGCCTGCAAGTGGCCGAGGATGCACTGGCCATAGCGATAAAGGATTTATCTGACGCCGAAGATGCAAAAAGCCGAGCTATAAACGGTGCTAATTTACTTACTGCTCAACTCAATGGCACAGTAAAAACGGGTACCGATTTATTACAGAGTAATGCCGTTGAGGTTGGTGTTGTCGCCGGGATGATGAATCACCTTGCGGGGGCGCTGGATTTTGCCAGCCGAGCCAAAGAAAACTTCAATTCAACCAATCTCTTATTGGCCCCACTCAGTGATGAGTTACAAAAAGCTCAGAAGGCACAAGATGATAAACTGGCGATATTAAAATTATCGGGCCGAGAGCAAGCCAAAGAGATAGCGCGGCAGGAAGCTGAACGTCAGAAAATAACTGACCCCCGCGAGGTTTCAAAATTCGTCAGTGGCGAACTCAGAAACTACGATCAGACCGAACAGAATAAAGCGGATGAACAGGCGAAAAGTAAGGCGGCCAGCGCAGCAAAAACAGCAGAAAGCGCGACCAAAGCCTATGAGCAAGCCATTGCCAACCTGAACAAAGAGATCCAGGTGGAAACTGTGCGTTTAAGTCAGGGTGATGCCGCCGCGTCATTATTTGCCTCATCTATCGAAACCGGTGCCAAATATACTGATGCCCAACGTACCGAACTGGAGCGCCTGAACAAGACACTGGCTGAATCAAAGCAGCGCTGGGAAGACCATAATGCGGCTATTGCTTCTGACCCTTATCGCAGCGCCGCAGAGTCTCAGCGACAGGCTCAGGAACAGCTGCAACGTCAAGTTGATGGCGGTGAGATCCAGAGTCAGCGAGAACTCTATCAGCGTAAAGAAAAAATCCATTATGACTATCTGAGTGCGTTAGCCAGTGCTAATCAGACTTATGCTGTCAGTGGTAGTGCTAATCTGGCGGGAGATGTTGACCCAGTGGTTAATCTGCAAAACCAGTTAGCCAAACAGCGGGCGTTGTATGAAACCTATTATGCTGAAGGCATTCTCAGTAAACAGCGTTTTGAGGAATTGATGGTGGCTGCGACCAATCAGTCCGCCAAACAGCAACAAAATGCCGCCATCGAGTTGTACCGCAACCAGTCAGACCTTCATAACCTGCAAATGGACCTTATTTCTAATGTGGGTGACCGTACTGCCAATATGGTCACCGGCGTTCTTAGTGGGCAGCAATCCTTTAGCGAGGCCATGAATAACATGGCTAACACCATCATGGATACGGTGGTAAAAGCCTTTATTCAGGCCCAGACACAAGCAATCATGTTTCAGATGGTCTCCGGTGTGACCGGGGGAATGAGTGGCGCGGCCCGTTCGGGGGCGGCGAATGGTTCAGTCGGCGGCATGGGGATGTCTACTGGCTGGTCGGGCTATGTCGCTAACGCTAAAGGCGGTGTTTACGATTCCCCAAGTCTGAGCGCTTACAGCGGACAGATTGTCAGTTCCCCCACACTGTTCGCTTTCGCCAAAGGGGCGGGGTTGATGGGTGAAGCGGGACCTGAAGCCATTATGCCGTTAACTCGGGCCGCTGATGGTTCATTGGGTGTTCGCTCAGTATCAGCCAGGCAGCCAGATATTACTGCACTGTCTGGTGGTGGTGATGTGGGTGTAACGCAGACTAATCATTTCCATTTCACCATCAACGGCAGTGGCGATCAGGCGCTACTGCAGGCGATGGAGACGGCAGCCAGAAATGGCGCTGCGCAGGCTAAAGCTGAATTGCTCAAGGATTTACGAACCAATGGCCCGGCAAGACGCACATTAGGAGTGTAAGCAAATGGCTGAAATATTTGAGTGGCCAGCCATTCTGGTACCCAACGAAATGAATCTTAAAATGTTGTCCAACTCAAAAATCTTTCAGTCGCCTTTCTCTGGTTCATCTCAAACAGCCTCTTTTCCTGGTTCGCGCTGGACCCTGACCATGACTTTCAGAAACCGCAAGGACCGTGATGCACGAGCGCTTGAGGCGCTGGTCGCGGATCTGGATGGGGTGGCCGGTCGGGTACGGTTATGGGATTTTGCCCGAGGGGGACGCGCACCGGCGGGAGCACCGATTGTCAGTGTGTCAGAGCAGCGCGGGAAACTGTTAAGCACCCGTGGCTGGTTACCGGAACGGCTAGTGTTACAGCGAGGGGATTACATCACTGTGAATGATGAACTGAAAAAGGTCACGCAAGACGTGCGCAGCGATATCAGCGGGCAGGCCGTTATTCGTTTCTCACCGCAGTTACGCTGGACACCGGTAGCCGGTGCGCCGATTGAGTGTCGAAAACCGACCGGCATATTCAGGCTGGCCGATGAAAATCAGGGGGACTTCTCACGGACTCCAGGCATATTTCACAGCGTGACATTGCAATTTGTGGAGGCGTTTTAATGCTGTATCACCCCTTTTCAGACTCGATGATTGATTTTCTTTCACAACCTAACGTCACCACTGTCACCGCTTTTCGCCTCGATCTCATCTCCGGTGCTGTCTGCGCCCACACGGGTGTGGGGCCACTGGTGATTGATGGCGAGACTTATCTAGGTGTTGGCATATTCGGGCAGATAGAAGAAGTAACAGAGCAAAACGGGACATCACCGTCTCAATTGCAACTGCAAGTCTCCGGGTTTGAGACGGCGTTAACGGCAACATTTTTGAATGAACGCTGTCGGGGGAGAGCTGCGAAAGTCATTCTGGTGGCGATAGATGATGACGGGCAAATAGGCGCAGCTGATTTGATTTATAGCGGTGAGATAGCGTCTGCCAATATGGATATCGGTGGACAAAATGCCATATCGGTCACGCTGACCAATCGGTTTGAGCGCTGGCAAATGGCGCTACCTAATCGGTTTAATGATGAATCTCACCAGGTACGAGTGCCGGGGGATCGCTTCTTCCGTTATGTGGCGCAAATGGCTGATCGGTCTATCTACTGGGGCAGTAAAAAGGATGCGCCAGTATTCGTTTATAAATAGGATGAATATGCGCTATCCAGACTGGCAAAAAAGACTTGCACAAGTATTACAGGCCGCCTCCGGGCGGCCTTTTTCATGGGGCGAACATGACTGCTGCTTGTTTGCAGCGAATTGCGCACAAGCGGTGTGCGGTGTCGATCCGTTGGCGGATTATCGCGGCCAATACGATTCGGCATTGTCAGCCCGTAAAGCACTGTTGCGGGGGCATGGCAGCATCAGCGCTATTTTTGACAGCGTCTTTGAGCGGGTACCGGTGAAGTTGGCACAGCGAGGGGATATTGTCGTGTTCAGCGCTGAATACGGCCAGACCGCCGGGGTGATATGGAACGGGCAAGTCTGGTCTACTGCTGAACTCGGCGTGGGGCCAACAAACGTGATAGCTGAAACTGCCTGGAGGGTACATGGGTAAAGTGGTTCTTGCCCTCGCCGGGGCCGCCATGATGGCAATTGGCGCGATGACCCAGAACTATTATCTGATTGCCGCCGGTATGGCGATGAATACCGCCAATCAGTTGTTGGCTAAAAAACCGAAAATAGATACTTATCGTGATCAGTCGGAGCGTAAGCAAATGCTCCGCTCTGCCGTCGCGCCCGAAAATGTGGTGATTGGTAAAACCGTGGTCTCCGGGCTGCTTCAGTTTGCCGAAGAAGAAGCAGGGGAGCAAACAGACGGCGAATGGATACATATGGTGATTGTTCTTGCCGGTCATCCTGTTGATCGGGTGGGGCGTATCTGGCTGGGTGACGACCTGATCACCACCTTTGAGAACTTCGCGACATGGGAGCTTCACAACGACCGCACCACCTGCGACCCGTTTATGCTGGCAAATTGCCCGTCATGGAAAGAAGACATGATAGGCAAGGGACTGGCATGGCTGCGGATATCGCTCAAGTTTAACGCTGAAAAATTTCCGTATGGATTACCCAATATCAAAGCGGAGGTATGGGGTAAACGTCTCTATGACCCGCGCACCGGCATGACGGAATGGAGTAATAACCTGGCACTGGGTGTGCTGGATTACTACCGTTCAGTGCTGAAAGTGCCGGATGCTGAAATCAACTGGGAACAGTTCAAGCAAGCCGCCAACATCTGCTCTGAACTTGTAGTAACACCAGAAGGTGGTTACGAGCCCCGTTACACCATGAATGGCAGCTTTGACCTGTCAGAAACCCCCGCCGCTATGCTCGATGCCATGCACCTCTGTTGTGCAGGCGAACCGACTTATATTGCGGGTCAGCATGGCATTCTGGTCGGTGCTTACTATGGCCCGGCATTAATGACACTCAATGAGCATCAACTGGCTGATTCGGTGCAAATAACCACTGAAACCTCGCTGCGCGATGCGACCAACGCCATTTACGGCACCTTTGTCGATCGGGAACAACAATCCACCAAAACAGACTTCCCGCCTATCCGGGTGGATCAGTGGATTGCCGAAGATGGGTTAGAAATTAAAGAGGATGTTGATTTACGCTTTGTTGATACGCCTTATCAGGCACAGCGCGTGGCTAATATTCTGTTACGTCGCAAACGGGCCGGACGTGTCATTGTCGCCAAGACCAATCTCAGTGGTTACGCCTACCGTCCGGGGCGGGTAATTAAACTGGATATGGCGAGTATTGGCGTTTCTGGGGCAGAGAACCGGATCACCAGTTGGAAGTTCAGCATGGATGGCGGCGCGGAACTCGTACTGCAGGAAGAATCAGCCGAGTTTTACGATGATGCCATCGGTGAGCCGTTCACGCGTCCCCCGTTTACCCAACTGCCTACCGGTGGCCCTGCGTCCCCTGTTGGCCTGCAACTGCTGAATGAAACCGTAGGCGATATTGTACAGGGCGTACTGGCGTGGACCAATATCGGCAGTATTTCCTATAACAACATCATCGTTTATCACTCAGATGGCACGGTGGTCTTTACGGCGCAGGTACCAGGCAACAGCCTGCAACTGAGCGGGTTACCGAGTGGCCCGTACATGGCACAGGTTCGTGCAGTCAGTGTTATCGGTGTGCAATCAGCGCCGGCGGGTATCTCGTTTGTCATCGAGCCACCACCGGTACCGGTCAGTGTCGATGTGACTGCTGGTAACTGGTCACTGATCCTGATCCCGCGCTTCAATGGCATTACCACCATTGGCACATTGTGCGAGTTTTGGTACTACACCGAAGACATTCCGATGGATGAGGTGACGACGCGGGCGAAGTTTGTCGGTACCGGCGTCAGTATGTCTCATTCTGGCTTAATGCCCAACACCCCTTATTTCTATTGGGTGCGGGGGATAAACAGCTACGGTAAATCGGCGTTCTTTCGGGTTGAGGCTAAAACCACTTATGACCCGAGTTCTATTATCGAGTTACTGGACGGTGAAATAGGCGCGGAACAACTGCGTGAGGAACTGCGTAAGCCACTGGAAGAAACCATTGATATGTGGACGGCCAAAGTAGGCAATGACCATATCGCAGGCGGTATTGGCCTCACTATTGAAACTGACGATGACGGCAAAGAGCGGATTAAATGTATCGTAGATGCCGATATATTTGCTGTCGTAAATCGTAATGCCAATACCAATATCAATCCCTTTGTGGTGAAAGATGGCACGATTTATATCAACCATCTGATGGCTGATAACGCCGAATTTGGTGAAATTATCTCGAAGTATATTAACGTTCAGCATCTGGTCGGCACTTTGATTGAGGGGTCTACGATTAAAGGTAGTCAAATTACCGGGACCACTATTTACGGCTCGACCATTACGGGTGGCACGATGAATGCCAACACCATCAATGGCGGCAGTATCAATATCGCCAATCTGTTCCGGGTGGATGCTAATGGCAACATTATCATGCAGGCCACGGCAGATAGTATCGGGATGAAAATCACCAACCAGACTATTTCGGTCTATCGCGGGCCAGGTGACCGTGCTGTCGCGCTGGGTTATATCGGATAGAGGGCAACCTATGTCTTATTATGGTCTTAAAATACGCCCGAATGATGGCGGTAAAGAAATCAATATTACCAGCGGTGCGCGAGCGGCCAGTTATCTGGGGCAGTTTGAACCGGGGTTTGATGATAATGGCGCTACCGTTGTTCGGGTGCCGGGGCTGGCAGCTGGCGCGCAAATGTTTGTTTTACCGATACGAACAGCGGTTGTTTCTACCCCAACGGGCTCATCTACTGCCATCACTCTGGCGGCTTCCTCAATATCTATCGGTGGGGATCTGGTCTATATCCAGTTGAAAGGATTTAACAAAAATACCGACAGAAATAAGCGTCCTGTGCTGTTTCGGACGATGCAAGTTATGGGGGCGACGGCGGGGGGAAATTATGGTCTGGCATTATCTGATGCCACTAATTATTCGGAAATCAATGATGCCGCTATCAGTGGTGCCTGTGTCTTTCGCGGCATAGTACAAATTGCTCCTAACTGGCAGGTCCCCGGCAATGTGCCATTTCGGGAAAGTTGCACAGTCTTTGCCCATTGGGAAAGTGGTGATGTCACGCTGGATTTTGATGAAACAACCAAAACCATTTCGGGTTGGCGTCAGGCTGGAGATATTGGTTTTAATCAAGAAAATATCAATATTACTGCGTATGTTTGTGTTTTTTCGAATGGCGCTCCACAAATCCCTCCGGTTTATGGCCTTGCCATCTGGAACCGCGCCGGACAATGCACCTTTTCTTCCGATAGCGCTCCGCTGCTGCTGCGAGGGACGGTAGGTATCCAGCGTATACCAGGCTATTACAGTGGTGCGCCAGCTGGGGTAGGGCGAATGATGGTGCCACTTTGCCGGTTAGGCGCACATGAACTGAGAAGCAACAATAACGTGATGAATTATTTTGCCGGAATACGGATGAGCGGGAATGCCGTCACGGCGTATTTAGGCCGATTTAATTTGAACTATATCGCCGTCAACAACTGGATTGATTTTGCCATTACCCAACTCCCTCTCCCCGTCATTGATGCCAATGATTATTTCTAAGTAAGGACTCTCATGAGTATTAAGATTTCAGGCATTCTTCCGGGGCCAACCGGAGAACCCGCTGCGCATATTGGTATCACTTTGCGCGCAGTTAAAACCTCCCTCACTGTGGTGGCCACTCTTGAATCTAATTCCATCACTGGGGTGGACGGTTCTTATTCTTTAAACGTAGAGCCCGGTCAATACAATGTTCTGCTGTGGGTGGATGGCATTAATGCGCGGAATGTGGGGACCATTACGGTCTACAGCGATTCACTCCCTGGCACACTGAATAATTTTCTGACGGCGCTGCGTGAAGAAGACGGAACACCGGAAATTATCCGCCAGCTCGAGCAATTACGTGCTGAGGCATCGCAAGCAGCGTTTGAAGCTAAACAGTCTAAAGACGAAGCTACAACACAGGCAAGCATTGCGACAAATGCCGCTGAGAATGCCGCACAGGAAACCGCAGACTTAATCACAGCGACAGTGAAAGGTGATGCTGACCGGGCAGAAGCCGCCAGAGAGGGGGCTGAAACAGCACAATCATCGGTTAATACGTTGGCTGGCGAAGTGGCCCTTCGCCATGCTGCTGTTGAGCAATTAACAACTGATGCTGAGGGCAGTGCTACTGCTGCAGCTAACAGTGCCGGCAGCGCAGCGCTGTCAGCCAGTGAAAGCGAAAGCAGCAAGAACGCGGCGGTACTGAGTGAGCAAGTCGCGGCAGTCAGCGCTGAATTAGCGGAAACCTCGGCTACTGCGGCAGCGGATGATAAAACAGCCGCCAAGGGTTTTAGGGATGAGGCCGAAGGGTTTGCAGCTCAAGCTAAGAGCTCGGCAGACAGTATCGACGTGTCTGCGCTAGAAGATCAAATCAATAATAAAGTCAGTCAGACGGCATTGGAAGACGCCATAAACACGAGATTGCCACTGGGCGGTGGCACAATGACCGGTGAACTTACCCTCTACGGCGACGCTACGGCGGGGCTGGAGGCGGTGACGCTAGACCAGTTGAAGCGCATGGGTGGGCTCCCCATTGGTTTTGTCTCTTGGTGCACCATGAGGAGCAAGATTCGCGCCGGTGAAGCCCCCCTAGATGGCCAGATTTTAACTCGCTCTTTGTTCCCTGACTTCTTCGCTGAGTTGGCGGCCGGGAACCACCCCATAGCATCGGACGCCGATTGGCTGGCCGACCCACTTAAGCGCGGGGCGTTTACGCTCGGTGATGGTAGCACCACATTCAGATTGGCTGACCTTAACGGTAAATCCCCCGGTTCGATTGGGAGGCTTTTCTTGGGTGGTGATGGCACCAACTCGGCTGGCACTAACGGACTGATACAGCTGTCCGAAAACAAGGCGCATATCCATGCCGTAACAGACCCAGGACATGCTCACGTAAAAGCAATTGGATACCGCCGCAGTGGGACTACCTATACCGACGAAAACTATTGGGGGCGGGTAGAAAGCGATTTAGCGGTGGACGGGAATTTATATACACGTACCGCGCCTACCGGTATTTCCATCAACAGCACTGGCGGCACTGAGGCACGCCCCAACAACGCCACGGGGTGTTACACCATAAAACTGGCGGGTGCTGCGTTGAACTCGGGGCAGGTGGATGCTCTGGCTCTTGCGTCATCTATTGCGGCTCTAGCCACGCGTGTCACTACCGTTGAAGGGATTGCCGCCATATCATTTACTACGGCGCAGATGACCACGACTGTGTGGGAAAAATTGACGGTTGGCGGCGGCTGGACAGGCGAGTTTTGGTATAGGAGGGTTCTAGGGTCGTTGCAAATTCACTGCGATTTGGTAGCACCTGGCCCCGCCAATGGGGCGACACTAACCGTACTTCCGGTGGGGTATAGGCCGAAGGTGAATGCTACTCTGGTGCCTTGGGCCCCCAGAGATGCTAGTGCTATGCCTATGCGTTTACTAATTCAGTCGAACACCGGCACCGTTCTAATCGGCAACCTTGGTTCGGCTGGCCCGATATCCGGCGAGTTCTTTGTACCATTTGAGTAGGTGATTCGATGAAAATAAATATCTTGGACAAAGACGGGTTCTTTGTGGAAGACCACGTTGAGGGTGAGATGCCCCCAATGTGGACGGCCGATTTGGTCAATAACGGTTTTTATAAAGCCCAGTATCAGAACTACCTAATGGATGTCGAGACAGGTGAGCGGTGGGGTGGGACGTGGGTAGAAACTGGCGGCCCATCACCGGAGGATATTGCATTGGCCGAGAGCATCCGAGTGAACGCCATCAACGAAAAAAGAGCTAATTTGATGTCATACGCCAGCGATATGATTGGCGCATTGTCAGATGAGATTGAGGGAATGGAGGACAACGACTATAATGTACCGGCAAAGCTTCGCACTGATTTAAAAGCGTGGAAGCAATACCGTGTAGCGGTCAAAAACATCGATGTTTCTCTTGCACCAGATATTGAGTGGCCTGTCGCACCAGAGTAA